CACCCCACGTACCTGACTCCGTGCCGGTAACCGGTTGCCCAAGGGCTAGGTTGGTTGTGTAATTAACGGTCATGATTAATCCTTATACGGCAGGAGGTGTAGGGTCTGGCACAGGCTCTGCCCAAGGCAATGCTGGCTCCGTCACAGGGTCAATCTTAGCTGCAATTTGGGCTGCAATTGCGTCATTGACATGGGTTTCATAGCTTCCGGTAACGACAGGTTGAATCCAGCTAAGCACAATATCTTGGGTTAATTGATCGTAGGGAACAAAGTTGGTTTGGCTTGGATCGGGCGTTAAAGGTGTAGCACCACTGAACACGCCAGTAATACCGTTTTCGTCCGTGCCGGTTTTTGTCCAGAAAGTTTGAATAACGTAATCTGTTTTTCCTGCAACGGTGGTTGCTTTAACGCCTGTTACGGCCCATGTGTATGTAATCGCCATGATTAATCTCCAATAAGTTTATTGACAAGGGCTTCAAGTTGAGCTACGCGGGCTCGTAGATCAACAACTTCTTTTGCAAGCTCTACAGCGGAAGCTAGAGCGGCGTTGCCATAGTGGACGCCTAAGTATTCTTCTTTTTCCGATACCGCTTCTTTGAGAATAGCTTGCAGGCTTTGAGCGCCTACGCCGACCTGACGCTCACCGGAATCAATGCGGGTATATGTGCCGCTCTTTATCTTGGCTAGTTCTTCAACAAAGTTAGTGGGTAACGCTTCCCAATCTTTCTTTAGCCGCTCATCAGAGTATGCAGTAACGTTGCCATAGGAATACAAACTGTCAGCGTTAACAGTATTCATCCGGCTTGTACTTGCAGGGTCTACGTAATAACCTGTGTTATCACTGTCGTAGAAAATTGGTGAACGCGCAGACCCATTAATCTGTGTATACCCGCTAGTGCCACCAGTTAAAGTTAAAGCCGCCGCGCTGTCGTTACCTATACCGCCACGCGCTTTAAGGTTGGCTTCCATGTATACCGTACCGCTACTAAAGTACGCACCGCCAGACATAACAATATAACTGGACGCTGTAATATATGGGTTGGAAGCTCCAAAAACTATGTTGCCAGCAATACTTAATGCAGTACCAGTATTGTTCAGGTCTGCGTAATAAGCTGTATTGTTACTGTCATAAAAAATTGGTGCGCGGACATCGACGCTGTTGGTTGCTGATGACCCGGCAGGCATTGCATAGCTGGTGTAATTAGCATCATTTAGACATGTTCTCCAAGGAGAAAATGTTGGCGCTGTTGTATAAATCCCTCGCGTAAACAAATATCCAGTACTGTAGTCAACAACTAATTGCAAGCAAGTATCGCTACGCTCATTTATGCTTATCATCGTCCCATAAGAATTGCCGGGCATATTTGTAGCGGTGTCATAGCCGAGTACTTGACTGCCTGTGTAATAAGTAGCGGAGTTAAGGTTTGCATTACCTACATTACCCGTGCGTTTTACAGCGTATGCAGTGTAGTTTGAAGTAGTGATACCACCGGTAACTGTTGCAGCGTTACCCGTGCAGGATGCGGATGAACCTGTTACGTTAATGCCCCAAGAACCAGATGCCGCAGCTTGTACATACCCAGTAAAAGTACTCATGCTGTAATAACGGATATACGCATCTTCAGAACAATAGACCCTAGCAGGTGTACCGGTAGCTGTTCCTGATGTAGAGTTAATCCAGCCCGCTTGAATGTAACCGTTAGCATCAGTACGTACTATTTGGTTGGCTTGGTCATTTCGTCCAGATGTATTTACTGCCAAGCCGCCCGCCAGTGTTGAGTTAGCTGCAAGAGTAGCTGTTGCAGCGTTACCCGTGCAAGATGCGGATGAGCCTGATACGTTAATACTCCAAGTACCGGAGTTAGTTACCGCTTGTGTGCCGTTAACATATAAGTTAGCGCCGTTTAAATTGTAGTTTGCACCGTCGTAGTACAGGTAACGAGTACCGGAGTTATTGCCAAGGTAGATCACGCCAGTAGTAGTTGACCCAGAACGATACGTAGTTATATCGCCGGTTGCGGTAATACCTGTTGTGCTAATGGTTCCAACGGTAATGTTTGGAGTTCCAGTTAAACCCCCGGCGGTAGTAGCTGTACCCGCGCTTGTAGCGCTACCGCTCAGCGTAGCAGTAATCGTCCCCGCGCTGAAGTTACCCGAGGCGTCACGGGCTACTACTTTTGAAGCTGTATTGGCGGACGTTGCGTCTACTGTCCATGTCTGTGCTGCTGAGCCATTGTAAGCAGTGCCAGATAAATATGTTCCAGCAGTCAAGGAGTTAGCAACAGAACTTGCCTGTCCAGTCAAGGTTGCCGTTATCGTCCCAGCACTAAAGTTACCCGAGGCATCCCGCGCCACAATGGTTGAGGCTGTATTAGCGTTGGTCGCGTTAGAAGCGACTGTAAATGTTGCGCCAGTGGCTTGGTTAGCTGTGAAAGTCTGGGAGCCAGACAGGCCCGTGCCTGACGTATTCATCGTCAGTGTGGCATTATTGACCGTAGGTAGGTCAGAAGTCAGCGCCAAGGTTCCCGTGGTAGCTGGTAGCGTCAGAACCGTGCCCGTGCCTGCAACGGCGTTAGGTGTGATCTGGGCTGAGCCTGATGTTGCTCCGGGCAGCGTGACGCTGGAAATGCCGGTCAATGCTTGGTTAGCAGAAGCCCTGTTCAGCGCAACGGCGGTAGTTCCTACATAAGCTGTAGAGTTACCCAGAACTGCCGAAGGGATCGTCCCCGACAAGTTACCCGCAGTCAGGCTAGTCAAGTTGGCTCCGCTTACCGCACCAAACGATGCAGACCATGTACCCGAGGTCACCGTACCGGTTGTAGTCAGGCTAGACGAGCCCGCCAGTGGCGATGCGCCAACCGTGTTGTATGAAATAGTCCGGGCAGCAGAACCGTTAAACGTAGTGCCTGATGCGTCCCCTGTGCCGCCGTTATTGAAGGTAGCGTTGTTGGGTAGAGAAATAGCAGACCATGCAAGTGCCGATCCACTCCAGTTAAGGTATGTGCCTGCAACTGTTGGGGCTGTGACAAACGATGTGGTAGCTGCGCCTGTCTGGTAGGGAATCTGGTTGGCTGCGCCGCCAGCTATGTTTGTAGCCGTAGTCGCACTTGTAGCTGCTCCGCTCAATGTAGCGGTTATCGTACCCGCAGAGAAGTTGCCCGAGGCATCACGAGCCACAACTTTAGATGCTGTGTTTGCATCTGTCGCATCTACTGCAAATGTACGAGCAGCAGAGCCGTTATAAGTGCCACCACTGGTCAGGTACGTGCCAGCCGTCAAAGCGTTAGCTACAGAGCCAGCTTGCCCAGCTATGTTCCCAGATACCGCAGAGCCATTAATTGCAATAGCTGTGTTTGTTACAGAAGTTATTTGGCCTTGTGCATTGACAGCCGCCACAGGAACTTGAGAAGCTGAACCGTATGTTGCGGCTGAAACTCCGGTGTTTGTGATGCTAAATACTTCGCTTGCCAGTGTTAAACCTGTGCCAGCAGAGTACACTACCGAGTTTGCAAATAAACTAAAAACAAGATTGGTTGTACCAAAAATGATTGTGCCCTGCGTACCAAGTACATAAGAGTCGCCTTTGGATACAGTACCACTTTCAATAAAAAAATAATCCCCTTCACCAAGAGCCGTATCACTACGAGGATCGTATGTGTTGGCATCTGTCGCACGAGTCATTACCCATTTGGTAGAAACCGAACCTACGCTGGTAATGGTGTAAATGCCGTTTTCAAATTGATTGGTGTTGTTCCCCACCAAGATCCTGTTACCCACAGTAACAGCCACCCCATCAATATTTCCAAGAGTGCCATTGGCGGAAGCAGTCAATGTAGCGCCTACGCCTGAGTTAACACGGCTGGTAATTGACAGCCCTGTGCCGTTTGTCAATGTAGTAATGGTTGGGCCGTCTTTAATCAACGCCACTGTGATAGAAGTGGTGGTTGGTGTACTTTTCACAAAGTACCCGTAGCCCGCTGTCAAACCGCTGGAGTTAGTTCCAAAAACAATTACCGCCCCCGCAATTAAGCCGTGCGCTGATCCTGTAGCAATCTCAGAAGTGCTGGTGATTGTTGTCCAAGTAGGTGTTGTACCGCCATTGGCATACACAGCATTTGTATTGTTTTGGGGAAACGCAACCACAGATGAGTGAACGTGAAGTCCTGTAGCTACTGTATCAACATAAGCTTTATTGGCGATGTCTGTACCAACTGTTGGCACGGTGTTAATGGTGCCCGAAGTCAGAGTAGCAGAAGTAGCTGTGATTGCGCCAAAAGACTGTTGAACCACCACACCTGCGGTGTCTGTCCATACTGCGTTTTCAGATGGATACGTGACAAAGACATCTACCGCGTTGGTGAAGTTAACTAACGACCCGGAATTGGATGAGGAAAGCGGGGTAGCGTTACGAGTCAGTGTTGTACCGGAAGATGTGTACGTACCGTAGTTGACTTCCCAAGCGCCAGATATGGAGTCATAAATAGCAAAGTAGGTAGAGTTGCCGTTGCCTACTGCGGAAAAAGACTGGAACCCTGTGACGGAGCCGCTCAGAGTAATCGTACCTGTACCCGGTGCCGCAGCGGTTTGTTTAACTCTGTCTTTGAGTACTAAAGCCATTTTGAATCCTTACGACGGTAGGTTAGTCCAACCGGGTGATTGTGTATCGTCAATAATCTGCCAGCCGGGGGTCTGCGCGTTGTTGATATTTTGCCAGTTTGCGTTCTGGCTGTCATCTATTACCGCCCAGACAAGAACATTACCAATAGAGACAAGTAGCTGTATACCTGTGGGGTAGGCATTTACCGTGAGCAGCGCAACATTTGCGTCTATGCCGGAAACAAACTCCGCAATAGAACCCGCAAAAATAACCTGTGTAGCTACGGAGTCTACAGCCGAAGCACTCTCGGAAATAGATACTGGGATTAGCAGACCACCAGCAACGGTATCTACCCCTGACAAGGCTTCCGAAATTGAGGCTACAAACGTAGCTGCAACCGTGTTAGCGTCAATCCCACTAATTGCTTCTGCAATAGCTGCAACAAAACTAGCTTGGGCAGTGCTAACTGCCACCGCCGAAACGCCTTCAGCAACAGATGCAACAAACGCAACTTTGGTTGCTACAGCGTCAATACCTGATACCGCCTCTGAGATGTTCAGAGAAGCTATGAAGTTGCCAACAACCGTCTCAAGAGCGCTTGCGGTTTCTGAAATGCTACCGGGGTATGTACCACGCGAAGACACAGAATCAGTGATAGATGCTGCTTCAGTAATGCTGCCCGGATATGTGCCCACCGCAGACACCGTATCTAGCCCACTTATTGCATCAACTACGGTGACGTTAAAAATGTTGTTTATCGTATTGGTTACATCTACCCCAGATGCAGACTCGATGTTTGCTGCTACAAAAGTAGTAAGGACAGACTGGGACTCCAGCGCAGAAGCTGTCTCGGCAATCAATCCCCCCGCAGTAAATAGCGCGTCATTAGTTTCAACAACAGAACCTGTTTCAGAAATAGCAACCGCAAACGCATTACCCCCAGCGGAGGTGAATGGCGCTTGTGCAAAGGTTACATCCCCGAACATACCCTATCAGGTCGCGGTCAGGGAGAACGTGTAAGTTACGTTGAGCGTATCGCCAGAGGCAACAGACTTATCGCCACCAGTGAAGTCGCTTCCAGAGAACAGAACACCAGAAGTGCCAGTAGCAACGCTGCACAAGAAAGCGCCAGCAATCGTAGCCGTTCCAGTCATTGCAAAAGACGAAGGAGAAGCCGAGTTACTGATAACCGATGGGTTTGCCGTAGTAGCCGAACCAAACGTCACTGCTTTGCGGTTACCTGTATAGGCGCTATTTTCAGTCCAACCAGAATGGGATGCTAACGTATCACCAGCGGCAAAGGTTGTACCGGAGCCGGGGCCAGTGACCAAGCCGATGTACCATGTAGTAGTCTGCGCACTACCGGCAAGATATGCGCCGTTCATATTGGCAAGACCTTGATTGACCACTAGGTTGTGGGCAGAGTCCGTCCATTTAACCTGACCGTCCGGGCCTACACACTCAACTGTATACACACCGCCAGCGCCAACCATATCACCAGCTACTGGGTTTGTGATGAGACCAGCGGAAACTTGGTCTTTTGCTGAACTATATTCCATGATAAATCCTTAATAAATACGCACAATGGCGCTGTTGGCATCGGGAGTTGGGAAGATGATCTGAAACGTGTCGTTGTTTACGGTCTTGTCTGAACCAAAGTCCAATATAGCAACAGATGGGTTACCAGAAGCAGTCGCGTTATAGATCAAAGCCCCACGGCATGTAAACGTAGCATTTGTCCAGCTTGTGTTGTTGAACGAAATGTACGCCGTAGGTACGCCGCTGCTATTATTAGTTGCAGTGGGCGACAATGAAATCACCAACGTGTTTCCACCTGCCGTGTACCCCGTACCAACCAACTCACCACTTGTGGTGTACGCAGTGGTCGTAGCGTTGATGTTTGCAGCGGCTGTGTACAGAGCTACTTTAAAAGTATTGGGTGTTGTTGGGCCAAAGTTGTGTACTGCTTGTAGCAGTTGAACTTTAAAGCTCGTCGTCGCTGTTTGAAGAATGCTCATGTAACCGCCTGCCTGTATTGACCACTACGATATGCGTCTTGACGCTCCATGCCATCTGCCAAACGCTTAGCTAGGGTAAGGGCTTCTTTGTACTTACCATCGTACAGCGCAATTAAATCTTGCTCACCCTTCATAAAGGTGTACGCCTCTACCAAAGAACCATATAACAGTACGGTGTCAAAGTTATCACCAAGCCATGTCGTAGTGGCAGTGGTAATAGACTGAGGGTAATAATAGTAGTGCAGTTCTAAAGAGTAGACCGCATCAGGGGTTGGCCCCAAAATGAACGAGAGTTCGTTCACATCATTGCTTTGAGAGCCAAATAAAGCGTAGTACTTAGGGATGGCAGTATCGGTAGGTATTGGGTACGCCTGACGAATAAAGTTGACATCCTTGTTCAGCAGGTACTCGTATGCGCCCGTAGCGTCAATTACTGCCATCGAATACGGGGCTAAAAAGTCAGCAGGGCAACCCACATATTTATTGTTAGCTGAGGTAGAACCCGTCACATTCTTGCGAATGGATGGGAATTGCATTGAGTTGTAGATGCGCTGTTCCGCTTGCTGAATGAAGCGGTTGATCTGATCCGCAGATGTCGAAGTCAGTAGCGCCGTACCGGTTCCAGAACCTACTCCAGTAGCCGTAAAAACTACACCAACGGTATTGGCGGAAGCACCAATCGCTACAAAATTGGTTGTGCCAACTGCTGTAATTGTGTAATTTAACCCAATAGTGAAACTTCCAGCCGTATACGAACTTGCAGTAGTAATCGTCGGAAAAAAGTTTTCCGTATAAGTTTGTATTGCGGACGAAAGTTCAGCGTAGTTCATGCCATCGGGCCTCGTGCCATCACACCTTTGGTAGCTGCGCCAGTACCACGGATTTTGATACCGTCAGTCTTAATTTGCTCGTCACCAGCAGACTTGCTAAACTGACCAAGAGAAATATCGTTGGTTTCTAACTTGCTGCGATTGGGTTCTTTGCCGGGGGTAGAAGAGATGCTCATGGCACTACCATCCATCGTATGCGGTTTTGCATAGACAGTAGCAGAGCCAACTTCTTTGCCGCCTTGTTTCATGGTGTACGCCATAATTTACCCCTTTTGGTTCATTGCACGGGACATATTTTTGCCGTACTTCTTACGATCTGCGCTAGTAGGGCCACCTTTTTTTAACTTCAAGGTAGTACCTTTACCGCCCTTATGCTCTTGAGCATCGTGCTGCTTAAACGCTTTTTTAATCATGGCCTTGTCTTGCGCCACATCACTCTTCATATCTTCTTTAGCCATCATGGACTCCTATGAAACTTTTACTGTTACTGTACCAATTTGTACGCCTAATGCCAAATAATTCGGTGTTAACGCCGCATCAAAATACCTAGACCCACCAACTGGATTCCAACCCCATTGAATATCCCTAGACCCCATAGAAGGATACCCAAAAGCATTTACATTGCTGCTATTATTATCCAAAATCTGTAGTCCAGTTTGCCCAGCCATCAAATAACTTACGTCTGGTCTTGGCTCCCGTACCGCTTGCGGATCATTGACTGGGTACATACCTAATTGCAATTGCGGATGATCCGGATCCCAGCAAGTAGGGCAAACTTTGACTTTAAAGGGCCGGGTCTTTACTGTTTGTGTTTTAAGTTCCTTTAATTTATACCGTTGCCCACACCGATCACACTCGGAAATTGCAAATTTACCAGAAGCAAACCGATTAGGCATAGAACATGTTCCTTGGAACGAACCTTAGCGGCGATGTATCCCGGTCTTCCGCAGCCGCTATATCCCATTGCTGTTCGTACTCCATCTTCAATGCTGTGACCCGATCAGGGCTTACATCAGGCAGCTTCATGCCTAATTGATAGGCCAACCCCGCAACCATGCAGGGGATAAAACGGAACGGGATATCCTGTACGCTAACGCCGCTACCAGCATCTTGAATCCTGCGCATGCGGTAATACACCAGTGTGTACTGGTCACCCGGTGCATTAGGAGTAGGCCAAATGTTGACACATGGGGTGTTTTGGACAATCAATGACGCGCCATTAGCATGGGTTGCAGCAGTCGTATTGTTCTGCCCACGGGCGCAATTAACCAACTGGTTACCTATGATGTTAGGGTAACTGATAATTTCATTATCTATTTGTATAAACCCAGAAGTAGTTAGATTAACTACTGAAGATACCGTAATAGTTGTATCCGTAGCTGTAATCCCACCTGTTTGGTTTATAACAATACTTGTTGTATTTTGCTGGCCCGATTGGCGGTTAAACCACATCTGGATTGGACGACCTTGAGCCAACTTGTTAGGGATGCTCATGTACGTAGGTTCGGCAATCCGGCTGATGTTGATATCAATCTGGTTGGTAGTACTGTTGTTCTGGCGGATAACAGAATCCAAGATATCAATCGTGTTAGCAGGTAAGGGGTAGATAGCTTGCCCAGTAACTAATGGGATTTGCCCTTGCTCTACCGTCCAAAAATTCAACCCACGGTTAGCCCACTCAATCGTCAAAATGTTTAACGAACGGCGGGCAGTACGAAAGTTATAACCAGTACGCAACTCTTGACCGCAACGCTCAAACGCCTCTTCAATGAGGTCGTTCATGTCAAGGTTAAAGGTCGTCGTACCGGTGGTATTAGCCATTATTTCTTCCTTAACCCTTTAAGGGTCATTGCCAAACGGGCTTGCTTACCAAGTGTACCGGAAGACTTTGCTGCTTTGGCAAGTTTACCAGCAGGTATTGTCTGCCCTTCCTTTGCGCCTAGTTTAGAACGTAAAGCACCGGGGTTCTTAATCGCTTTTTGAATCCATTTTTCAGCCATTTTTTGCAGCCCCCATGTTATCAATCAAATTTGGATAAGGACGACCAGCAGCTTTAGCCATAGCCTTAGCTTTAGCCTTTTTACTTGAACTTAATTTTTTAGGCGCACCTAAATTTTTAGGCCGAGGTTTATTCCAGACTTCACCGCCTTCAGCGTATTGTGTAAAGTCAGTATCATCCCTGCGGGGCATTTTATTGCCCTTTGGCATTTTGGAGGGGGAGATGTCCCCCATGCCCCGGCTGGGTCTCATTTTTTGTACATCCCGCCGCCGCACATAACTATAGTGCCACGGGTTTTACCCCGCTCAGCACAACCATCAGCACGGGCAGAAGCGGAACCGCCTTTAGCCATGCGTTTAACAGGTTCATCTACTGGAACTGAATCTGGGTAGATTGGTGGTTTAGGGGTTGGTTTAGGCTTAGGTTTCTTAACCACGGGCTCATCCACTGGAACAGAATCGGGATATTTAACGTCAGCCATAAGGGCTCCTTAGCACATTTTTCCACGGGTCTTACCCCGCTGGGCAATACCATCACCACGGCTGGAAGCGCTGGACACCTTACCGCCGGAAGCCATTTTCTTGACTGCTCCGCCGCGCTTCAAATTATTACCCACTTCGTCTGTCAGGTACGGCCTTGTGCGTTTTGCCATGCGGTCAATTATTGCTTGATCCGCAGCCGTATTTGCAGCCTTTGTTGCTAATCTCTGTTGAGCAGCCATACGTCCAGCATTTTCTGGCGCTTTTTGCAATTGTTTATTTAGCGTTGCCAACTGACTATTCCCAACAGACTCACTTGATCTTAACGCGGGGTCAAAATTTGGTTTTTGTTTGGCTACAGGCTTCTTGGCTGCGGGGGCAATTGCCATGCTAGTGCGTCTACCCTCATTGCCAAGGTCTTGTGCTGGGGCTGCTGGGGCATTGCCATATTCATTTTGTATGCCCGCAAGCGTATTTGCTGTACGTCCTTGGTACGCAGGCATTCCAGATTCAGCCGCATCATCTTCGTAAACGGGTTTATTTGAGCGCTTAACAGGCGCTATTTGGTCTTCGTCCGAAGGATCATCTTCATAAACTGCTTTTGCCATGATTAACTCCTTAACGTCCACGGGCCATACCGCCCTTTTTCATTGCAATATCTTTGCCTTTAGTCTTACCCTTTGAGGCAATACCATCAGCGCTCTTATGCCCAGCAGATAAGCCACCGCCAGCCATTTTCTTCATGCCACCTTTTTTCATACCCATTTGAGATTTGTCAAAGGCTTCCTCTTTCTTGGAGCCTTCCTTGCCCTTGCCTTTAACTTCTACGTCCTTGCCGGATTTTTCAAATTTTGCAAAGGGATTCACACCTTTTGTAGCCATATCACCACCTCGTTTAAAAGTTTTGCCTTTATCGGCCTTGCTGAAATCTTGCCCCACGGACTGTGGAACCCCTACCTTCTTGGCAAACGACGGCGAATGCGCTATCGCTTCCATGAAATTGTGTTGCTTTTTACTGGTTGACGGCATCGGTTTTCACCAACTTCTGTATGGTTTCAGTTTCCCAAATGCGAATGCACATCCAGATAATAGTTAAAACACCGCCAATAAGTGTTACCACGGGAGTCATCCATCCTAAGAAACCGCCAAGGCCCATTACCACGGCAGCACCGTCGGCCATTGTTTTTGCATCATGTGCGTTGTTCATATTGTCCTCAGCATTTCCATCTTGCTAGTGAAGCCGCCTTACGGGTAGGCTTACCTTTTTCGTCTTTCATCGGCCCCGGCATACCAGACATACGAGCGCAGAACGATTTCTTACGTGGGCCACCTTCGGGCTGCGGAGCCTTCAGATTAGACCCTGTTGCTGCGTTGTACTTAGCACGGCCTTTGGCAGTCAAGCCCGCCCCCTTGGAGACCGGTAACTTCTCGCCCCGGCCTACAGAGAGAATCGGGCCTTTTTTCTTAGCCATAGAACACTACTGCGGTTGTAGTTGCGGAAACCACGGCGGAGATATTAGTACTGCATTTAATGCCTTCACCGGGGAATACCATGTAGATAGACCCCGCAGCCGCTGGCGCAGTAAATGAAAACATAGCTGTTCCGCCGGTTCCATCATTTAATACAACTGTTGCACCTGTTGAGTAACTAATGGATATACCCTTGATGCGGGCTGGGCCAGCAAAAATAGTAGTAGTCGCTCCCGCCGCTGCCGCGCCGCTTTTAACGTCTGTCTGCATCATAATCAATCTCCTATAAAGCAAGGGCCGAAGCCCCTGAGATTAATTAAGCAGAAACAGGAACTTGCGAACCGTCCGAGTTAGCTACGGCGTAAACAATAGTGTATTGCACTGTACCGGCGGTAACAGCAGCAACTGTAGGAGTCAATGTAGCAATAACCTTAACATCGGTAGAGCCAACGCCTGCGCCATTAGGAGACGCAGTAGTAGCGGCACCAGCCCAGTTAACCAGTTTAGAGGCCGCATTGGTATTGGCTAAACGGCCTTGGGAAGTGATGTCGGTGGACGCCCAGTACAAGGCGGCAGTAGTGCCATCACCCAGCGTCAAGTTAGCTGCGGTAGATCCAGTAAATGCAACCAAGGTATCAATAAAAATATTAACAATTTGCGCACCAGCAGGGATTACACAAATGGTATCAGTGGTAGCAGAAGCTGCCTGACCAGTGTAGTCTTTCTTGAAGGTTTGAGATACCAGCGTTGCGCCAGTATTGCGGATGGAGCCAACGGTAGTGCCGGTGGTGTTTTTAACAGTGCCGAGCAGCCAAGGGCCGAGATGAGTTGCGAATCCCATGATAATTCCTTACATACAAGTTAGGCGCATCAATCGGTATGTACGTCTGCCGGGACAGTTTGATGCACCGGAAAGCCCGGATTAACTGCAATATACACTAAAAAGAAAAGGGGCGCAATGCCCCTTTTCTCTACCCTTTTAGGATGCGCCGGGAGAACCGTACATGCCCAGAGGATCAGACCAGCCGAAGCTGTAACGCTCACGAGCTTTGTAACGGACATTGCCGGTATCAAAGTCGCCGTCCATGCTGTTAGCCAGCGGAGTACGAACAAAGTGCTTCATGCCGTTAGGAACGTCAGTGGTCAAATACCAGCCGTTCGTGTCGGTCAAGAAGTGATTGATCGTGTAGCCACCGGGGATCGAACCGTTGTTCTTCAACGCATTGACATCATTGTCAGTGGTGCCGACGCGGAGTTCGGTTTCCAATAGACGAGTAGCAACGAATTGCAGAGCAGGAGGAACAATCAACTTAGCTGGTTTAGCAGCGATCAACAGGCCACGCTCATCTGTCCAAGCGGCGATCTGGATAACTGCGTTTTCCAACGAAGTC